AGGGGCATTGACAAGGGCACCCGCAGGGGTGTATAAAAATTTTAAACAACTTGAGAGGTTAAGATGATGAATCCGCCTTACAGTAAACGACCCCCTTGTTGACAACAACAGGCACGGGGTATATAAAAATTATGTCATGGATGGCATACGACATCCCTGACAACAACATAGTGATGACTGGCCTTTTGATGCCAGTCGAATAACAGGAAGGGGCATTGAAGAGTGCCCCTTTTTTTTATTATAAGTTTCCCCGCCCGTGATGGGGGGGAGTAACCTTGCTAATCATAGGAGGTATTTATGAACTTAATTAGCAGCTTGACCCCCAGTCTCTTTAGACAGATGGTGGTCGGATTCGATGATTTTTTTGATAGCATCGATTACAACTACAGGGAAACCTATCCACCCTACAACATAAGAAAAAAATCGGATAACAGGTACATATTGGAAATTGCCGTAGCGGGATTTCGCAAGAAGGACTTGGACGTATCGCTCGACAACAACACACTTGTTGTGGAGGGCAGGATGGACACCACGGAGAACGAGTACATTCACAAGGGGATGTCCACACGGCATTTCAAGAGGACTTGGTCTCTGGCACGGTACATGGATGTGGATGAGGAGAATTCAAAATTTGAGGACGGCATTCTCAAAATCGAACTGAAGAGGAACCTACCCGAAGAGTTGAAGCCGAAAAAAATAAAAATAAATTAAATGCAGATACCAGAGAGTACCGAGGCAAAGATTGCCCAGTTGCAACAACTGGTATTTCAAGTTAAGGAAATTGAGAAATGCTCGGAGGCGAGGGATTCGCTTCTGAGCTACGCTCAATTGCAGATGGAGGACTACAAGACCCCGCCGCATATAAAGCTCCTAGCGAGCAAACTGGAGGCGGTTGAGCGAGGGGACATACGCAGACTGGCGATTTTCATGCCACCGAGGCACGGCAAGTCGATTCTGACTTCGGAGTTTTTCCCCGCTTGGTACATGGGAAGGAACCCAGACAAGTTCATCATTTGTTCCACCTACGCACAGGACTTGGCGGACGACTTCGGACGCAAGGTAAGGAACCAACTGCAGGACAAGTACTACTTGGACTTGTTTCCCAATGCCAAGCTGTCCACCGACTCGGCAAGCGTGAGGCGTTTCCACACAAGCATGGGGGGCGTATACTACGCCGTTGGTGCGGGCTCGGCCATTACAGGCCGTGGGGCACATCTCCTGCTTATAGACGACCCCGTTAAGGGGCGTGAGGAGGCGGACTCGCAGGCAATGCGGAAGAACCTTCTCGACTGGTACAGGGCGACAGCGTACACACGACTGATGCCCAATGGCTCGGTTATTCTCATTCAAACGAGATGGCACGAGGATGACTTGGCGGGATGGATACTGAAGGAGACGGGACACGAAGGCTGGGACATTGTTGAGTTCCCCGCCATTCTGAATGAAACCGCCGCCGAAATGCTTGGACTGAAGAAGGGCGACCCCTTATGGAAGGAGTCCTACCCACTGGAGAGGCTTGAAGAAATTAAGAAGACCATCGGCACACGGGAGTGGACGTCACTCTACAACCAAACCCCATCCACTGAGGAGGGAAACGTCATCAAGAGGTGGTGGTGGAAGACATGGAAGAAAGAACAATTACCGAACATAGAATACAAGATACAGTCTTGGGACACGGCTTACACCGTATCCGAGACATCGGATTACTCGGCGTGCACAACGTGGGGTGTCTTTAATGGCGAGGGGGGATACAACCTTATCCTGCTTAACTCGTACCGTGAGAGGATGACATTCCCAGAATTGAAGAATTCGGCGGTTCACCTCTACAACGAACACCAGCCAGACTTGGTTCTGGTGGAGGCGAAGGCGAGCGGACTGTCTCTCGTACAAGAACTAATGCGAACGGGACTGCCCATTACGCCATTCAATCCACGAAGGATGGATAAACTGGCACGGGTACACTCGGTTGCACCACTTTTTGAAAGCGGAAGAATCTGGGCACCCGACACCGATGAAACGGAGGCGGTTGTCTCGCAGTGTGCGGCTTTTCCAAACACCAAGCACGATGATTTGGTTGACTCGACTACGCAAGCTCTGATAAGACTAAGAAAAGGATGGATGGTCAGTCATCCGCAGGATGCACCATTCGATGAAAACACAGGCCCGAAAGGAAGTTACTGGTAGATGGAATCAGTCATGCAACGGATTAAGAATCACGAGGGATTTCGTGATACCGTTTATAAGGATACGCTCGGCAAGAGAACTGTTGGATACGGCCACCTCTGCGTGGAAGACCACTGGGAGGACGGTAGGAAATACACCGTGTCGGAACTTGATAGAATCTTTGAACAGGATTTCCACAAGGCGGAGAATTCTGCTTCAAAATTGTACAGGGAATGTGTCATAGACAAGACGGCAAAGGAAATTATTATAGAGATGTGCTTTCAGCTTGGCCCCGGCAACGTAGCCAAGTTCAAGAGGATGTGGGCGGCTTTAAAGGAAAGTCCCCCCAACTACAAGGAGGCAAGCGTCCAGATGCTCGATTCGAGATGGGCGAAACAAACCAAGAACAGAGCGGAAGGGCTCGCAAAAACAATGAGGAATATAGGAGTATAAAATGGGTACATGGACTAAAAAAGCTGTAGATTTAGCTGTAAAGGGTGGTAAAAAATTAATAAAACCTGCAATAACAGCATCAGTTGTAGAAAAATATATTATAGAAATGAATAAAAAAGGTAAGTCATGGAGTAGCCCTGTAGAAATTGCAAAATATTTTGGAGGAACTGCAGTAGATAGAGTAAAAAAAATTGCAAACAGTTTGGCATTTGAATTTGATTTAAAAGAGCCATTTAAAAAGATGATTAACGAGGCTGAAGGCGGTATGGTTTACGCCCGCAAGAAGAACATGGGCTTAAAAATGAATGCAGGAGGCTCTGTAAAATCCAAGAAAAAAATTCGTGGAACGGGAGCAGCCAAAAGAGGAACGAAGTTTAAAGGAACATTCTAAATGGCAAGAACCCCTTTAGAGTCTGTCAATCCCCTCATAGAGGAGGAGGTAACCGTCATCGCCGAAGGTGAACCGATAGAGGAACAAACTGCAGTATCAGACAACATCGCTGAAGATTTGGATGACGAAGTATTGCAGGACATTTCAAGCGAGTTACTGGAGGCTTTCGAGGCGGACGTCCACAGCAGGAAGGACTACGAGGAAACAATAAAGAAGGGAATGGACTTGTTGGGCCTCAAGATAGAGGAAACAACGAAACCGTTTCCCGGAGCTTGTTCGGCTCATCATCCCATGATGATTGAGGGAGCGATACAGTTTCAATCGCAGGCAATAAAGGAACTCTTTCCATCGGGTGGCCCCGTTAAGACACAGGTCATTGGCGAACGAACCGATGATACAATCAAGCAGGCGAACAGGGTTAAGGAATTCCTGAACTACCAACTGACGGAGACAATGGAGGAATACTTCGATGACTTCGACCAGATGCTATTCTATCTTCCTATTGTGGGAAGTTGTTTTAAAAAAATATATTACGATGAGATATTGAAGAGACCAGTATCAAAATTTATTCCCATTACCGATTTTGTTATATCTTATAACACTTCAGATTTAAGAACATCGGGACGATACACACACGTTATACGCATGACGCAAAACGAATTGCGTAAGAAACAAGTAAGCGGATTTTACATGGATGTCGAGATGGATATCAATCCCCAAGAGGATGACTCCAACGACATTACACAAAAGATACAAGAGATAGAGGGATTGACGCCCTCAAAGAATTATATGAAGGATGGGCGACTAACCATCCTAGAAATGCACGTTGATTTGGAAATTCCGGGGTATGAAAAGGATTTCGCCTGCCCTTACGTTGTAACAGTATGTAAGGAAACAAAGCATGTTCTCTCCATTCGTGAGAACTTCAAGGAAGACGACCCCGAATGTAAACGCATACAGCATTTCGTACATTATAGGTTTTTGCCGGGATTTAGCTTTTACGGATTAGGCTACGTCCATTTATTAGGCAATCTACAAAAATCAGTAACAACCATTCTTCGCTCCTTGGTTGATGCAGGACAGTTCGCTAATCTGCCCGGCGGGTTCAAAGCCCGTGGAATGAGGGTAGAAGGCGAACAGCCTGTTGGCTTTGGTGAGTTTAGGGATGTAGAGGGATACGGAGAGGACATAAGAAAGTCTATTGTACCCCTGCCATTCAAGGAACCATCACAGACATTGTTTGCCCTATTGGGCTCAATGACACAAGAAGGAAGAAGACTGGCTGCAATCACGGACTTGCAGACGGGAGACATGAATTCAAATGCACCTGTGGGAACAACCATTGCTCTACTGGAGCAGGGTATTAAAGTAATGTCCTCCATTCACAAGAGATTGCACAAGGCACAGCGAGAAGAGTTTAAAATTATATCAAGGGTGAACAAGGATTTCCTCCCGGACTATTATCCTTACAGGGTCGAAGGCAACAACAGATATGTCTTCAAGAAAGACTTTGATGACAGAATAGATATTCTGCCAGTCTCCGACCCTAACATTTTCTCAACCGCCCAACGAATTCTGTTAGCTCAGACCCAGTTGCAGGCGGCATCGGCAGCACCTCAAATACACGACATGAAAGAGGCCTACAAAAGATTATATGAAGCTCTAGATGTCAAGAACATTGATGAAATGTTGCTACCAGAAGCGGGGGCGAAACGAAAAGACCCCGCAACAGAAAATTACGCAATGATGTACGGCAGACCGGTTAAGGCATACGCAATGCAAAACCATGATGCTCACATCGCTGTGCACCAATCCATGATGCAAGACCCGACCATGATGCCCCAGTCACCGCAGGTGGCACAGGCTATGGCGGGCACTATTGTTTCACATATTCAAGAGCACACCGCCCACAAGTACAGAATTATGATTTCGGCTCAAAGCGGAGCGGAGTTGCCTCCTGCACCAGAGTACGACAGGGCCAATCCGGGCAAGGATGAAAAATACGAAGAGATACCAATAGAAATGGAAAATCAAATTGCCCAGATGCAGGCACAGGCGGGAATGCAAATGTCACAAGCCAATCAACAGGCACAGCAGCAACAGCAGGCACAACAGCAACAGCAAGACCCACGGGTACAGATTGCAATGCAAGACCTAGCCATCAAGAAGCAAGAGGCTGACAGGAAGTCTATGGATACGCAGAAGCGTTCCCAAGACCGTCAACGAGAGATGGACATGAAGGAACAAACTCAAGCGGCTGACGCTCAAATAGATATTGCAAGACTTCAACTCGACAAGGCGAAAGCTGAATCTGACATCGCTGTCGAGCAACAGCAAATCGAATCAAATGAGAAGAGGGATGCACTACGCTCCAGAGCAAACAAGTCACTCGCAAGAGAGAAGACAATGAGTGAAATAGCAAAAGAACAAATGAAGAACACTAAGGAGAAGAAGTAATGGGATTCTTCATCCCACCAATGTTAGCAGCAATGTACGGCCCTGCGGCAATAGCAGGGATAGGAGCGGCGGCAAAGGGTTTGCAAAGGTACGGGCCTCAGATACGCACAGGACTTCAAAGTGCAACGAATTTAGCTAACAGAGGATTAACTGGTCTTCAAAATGTTGCTCAACCATATTTGAAAAACATTGCTGATAAATTTATGCAATCTAACCCTTTATCTCAAGCCTTAGCTGTTGATACGGCGTCACGACCAACAGAGTCACTTGCTGTTATGGGAACTTCTGCACTAATAAAAAGTTTAGTGGGAAGTGCAAAATTTATAAAAGCTAGTCCTGAAGAAAGAGAACAAATGTTAATAAATGCGGCTAGGTATTTAAATATTGATATTGATGAGGCACTAGAGCAAGCGGGACAAGAATTACTGGAAGCAGAAGAAAGTAAAAAAATTAAAGAACCAGAAATACCAGAAAAGAAAAAAGGCGGATACGTCAAGAAACAAAGAAAACGAAAACACTACAGGGCGAGTAGCTTTGTAAAAATGAAAAAGAAAAAGAAATACAAAAAGAAATACATTAAAACATAGGAGTAAATAATGGGTGTGAAAAAAGAAACAGTAGAAACTGCAATAAAGGGAGGTGCTAAATTAGGATTGTTTCAAAAAATATATAAAACGTTTTTGAAATTTAAAAGTCCTAAAGAGGCAAAAAAAGCGGCTGAAGCGGCAATAAAAAAATCACAAGAATCGGCTAAAAAAACACTTGAAAAAGGAAAAGAAACCGCAAAAAAAATTAAAGAAACAAAAACTGCTAAAATAAATGAAGAAAAAATAGCAGCTTTTGGTGAAAAAGTTAAGAGAATTAAAAAAGGTACTATAATTGGCGGAGGAGGATTAGGAGTTATTGATGTAGGGGGTTACACACTCACTGGTGAGTCACCCATACTTGGCCCTCTGTACGAAAAAGGAAAAGAAACCACAAAAAAAATTAAAAAGAAACTTTTTAGAGCCAAAGGCGGAAGCGTTAGAAGAATGAACGCAGGCGGAAGTGTTTCCCGTGGAACGGGAGCCGCAATAAAAGGAACTAAGTTCAAGGGTGTATTCTAATGGCTTCACAGCAAGAAGGCACTGAGAGAACCAATATAAGGGTTCGTGGCCAAGAGATGGTTGCGAGCGGTGAAATTACGCAAGAGCAACTAGACGAGTCACTGAGGATTTTTGAAAAAACAAAATCAATGGACGCAGTCAACGAATACATGAGAAGCCTGAAAAAAGCCGTAACCGACAAGGATGCGACAATTATGAAGGCCGAGAAAGCAAGTCGAATCAGGGCAAAAAACAAAGCTAATCCAATGGGAAAGAAACACGGCGGAATAATGAACTCCAGAGCCATAGCGAAGAAATACTTCAAGGGTGGAATGGTATAGGTGGAAATAACAAAATTCATCAAGCACGTTTCAACAAAGATTGAAAAAGAAATTACCGACCGCAAGGATGCCTTTGCAATGGGAAAGATAGAGGACAACAATTACAAGAAGGTTGTCGGCGAACTAAGGGGTTTGCAAATCGCAAGGGATTTGATAAGGGAATCCTCAAAACATATTGAGGAGGACGATGAGTAGCACAACCTTTAAGCTGGAGGAAGTAGAATTAAAGAGCGACAAGTATCCCAAGCCAACGGGACACCGAATACTTATTAAAGTATTGGATATCGCAAACAAGACAAATATGGGAATTTATTTGCCTAGCAAGTCTATTGAAGACCACAGGTCAATTGCCTCAATAGGCAAAGTTATTGAGTTAGGCAATGATGCATACAACAGGGATGACATGTCCGCTCCTTGGTGTAAAATTGACGATTATGTCATGTTTGGCAAGTATGCAGGACACAGGTTTAAATTCGGTCAGGCGGAACTCCGCATAATGAACGATGACGAGATTCTGGGAGTAGTTCCAGATGTGAGTGAAATAAGTTAATTATTTTACTCTAAATTAGTAGCTTTATAGCTATGCAGAAGGCCACCATTTCGGTGGCTTTTTTTATTCTTAGGAGATACCTATGCAAATAGTACACGATACTTCGGCTAGTGAAAAGAAGCCGATGCAAGTTGTGGAAGAAGGCAAAGAAGAGAAACTCAAGAAGTTCGATGACGAAGAAGCGTTAGAGAAACTTGAGGCAATCGAAGAGCCAACGGAAGCAACAGACGCTGATGGGGATGAACCTCAAGAAGCGAAAGTTGAAGAGGAGAAAGAGGAAGTCGAAGCCAAATCCGATGAGGATGAGGAAGAAGCTCCCAAAAAGAAATCGAGACTTCAACGCAGAATAGATGAACTAGTAAAAAAATCTAGTGCCTATGAGCAAGAGAGAAACCAGTATTACGGTCGTGTTCAACAACTCGAAACCGAGTTAACGAAAACGAACACCTTAAATAAGGATTATACTAAACTACAAAAGAACTATTACGACTCCCAATTGGGGTCGGCAAAAAAACTTTTGGAAAAAGCTCGCTCTGAACATACGTCTGCATACGAATCGGGTGACTCTGGCAAAATGCTAGATGCGGCTGAATCCATAGCAACCGAGTTATCCAAATGTTCAACCTGCTCAGACACAGGCTCCACAGCAGGCAATTCAACCAGACCCAAGAGCCCTACAATGGGCACAATCAAATACTTGGTTTGGTGATGACGCCGCAAGGACAGGGGCAGCTTATGCCATAGACGCACAGTTAAAAATGGAGGGATTCAATCCTTCCTCTGAGGATTACTATTCAGAACTCGACAAGCGAGTAGGGGATGCGTTTCCTTCTATGAAGACAAATTCAAAACTCAAGCAAGTCGTAGCGAGTGTAACTCGTGCCCCATCCGCATCTAGAAGGGTCAAGTTGACCCAAGGCCAATTGGCAATGGCAAAGAAACTAGGTGTGCCACAAAATGAATATGCCAAGTTTGTGAGGAACACAAATGACCAATAAAAATATAAAAACACCGTCAGAGGAGACCGCATCTAGGTCTCATCAGAAACGAAAAGTAACCTATACACCTCCTTCATATCTAGATGCACCCAAGCCAAATGTTGACGGCATCAAATACAGATGGCTACGAGTGAGTGCGGGTGGGGAGGATGATGCTCGAAACATATCCAAGCGGAAACGTGAGGGATATGAATTCGTTAAAAAAGAGGAACACCCCGATTTCGATGTCCCCGTACACGAAACTGGAAAGTACGCAGGAGTGATTGGACACGGAGATTTAGTTCTCGCCAAGATACCGATTGACATGTCTAATGCTAAAAGGGACTATTTTCAAAATAGGACTAGACAGCAAACACAGGCCGTTGATGCGGATGTCTTGAAGGAACAACATCCATCCATGCCCATAACACAACAGCGTAAAAGTTCTTCCTCTGTTGGTAAAAAAACAGAGTAAGACTAAATTTTTTTGTTGGGGGTTTTAATAACCTTTATACAGGAGAAATTACTGGTGATTTTGTTATACTCGCATCTACTGGATATATCCAAGTAGCAGCAGCGACAAATAGATTACTAGGCGTATTCGCAGGCTGTAAGTACACCGCCTCTAATGGAGAAGTAGTCTTCAAGAGATACTGGCCCACTGGAACAGCTACACTAAGCGATGGCGATGTCACCGCTTATGTGTATGATGACCCTAATATTGTCTTCTCTATTCAATCTTCAGGCAGTGCTGACTTCGCCGACATCGGCAATTTAGCAGACATTGTTGCAGGTGCAGGTAGCACCACAACAGGTCAATCTGGCTTTGAGATTAATGGAACGACAGGAACGGGTACAGCACAATTGCGTATTCTCGGAAAGTATAACGAACCAAAAAATGCCTACGGTACTAATGGCGTGTTAGAATCAGTTATATGGGAACATGAACTGATTGGACATGACCAAAGTACGGCAGGCGTATAAGGAATAGGAGAAAATTATGGCTATTAATAGAAGCCAACTCGTTAAAGAGTTGGAACCCGGTCTCCACGCCTTATTTGGAATGGAGTACAAACGATGGGAACGTGAACACGCTGAAATATTCACAGAAGAAAGCTCAGACAGAGCGTTTGAAGAGGAAACTCTACTTACGGGCTTCGGGGCTGCACCAACTAAATCAGAGGGTGCTTCTATCGAATATGACACTGCTGCAGAGCAATGGACTGCACGATATGTGCATGAAACTATCGCCCTAGCATTCTCAGTTACTGAGGAAGCTGTGGAAGATAATCTTTATGATACATTATCAAAACGGTACACTTCTGCTTTAGCACGTTCTATGGCTTACACCAAGCAAGTGAAAGGAGCTAACGTCCTAAACAATGGATTTAGCACAACCTACCCCGGAGGGGACGGAAGACCTCTTTTGGATACTGCACATCCAACTTTGGAAGCAGGAACACTTGCCAATGAGCCTTCAACAGCAGCCGACTTTTCTGAATCTTCACTCGAATCAGCAATCATTTCGATTGGTGGTTTTGTGGATGACAGAAACGTCCCAGTTGCAGTTAATGCTCGTAAGCTAGTAATACCAAAAGACTCAGCGTTCGTTGCTCAGAGAATTCTGAAAAGCGAACTAAGAGTTGGTACTGCTGATAATGATATCAACGCAGCTAGGTCAATGAATATCCTTCCACAAGGATATGCGGTAAATCATTACCTCACTGACACTGATGCGTGGTTCATTTTAACAGACCTTATCAATTCTGGTCTTAAAATGTTCCAAAGAAGAAGTTTAAAAACTTCTATGGAACCAGACTTTGAAACAGGAAACATGCGTTTCAAGGCTTCTGAAAGATATTCTTTCGGATGGTCTGACTGGAGAGCTATCTTTGGCTCACCGGGAGCGTAGTAAAGTACGAATAAAGGGGGGATTTCCCCCCTTTATCTTATAGATTTAGAATCATTCTAATCTATGTAACTAGGATAAAATAATTATACCAACTGACCTAGCAGACAATCGTAGAAGAGATGGTATGATTTAGCTACGGAGAATTAAAATGGCTAATACAACTTTTAGTGGTGCGGTAAGATCAGAGACTGGTTTTAAAGTAATTAACAAAGCCGCTACTACTGGTGCGATTACGGAAACAGGTGTTTCAATTAACTCAACTGGACAACTAGTTGCACTTGGAACTCACAAATTTCAATCTTTTGCGGGAACTTTAGCATCAACTAATGCTGATTCTACAACTTATGGAGATGGTGATGTTCTTGTGGAATTAGGAACTCTGAACACAGATGCACCAGATGATCTGGTGACACCTACCAAGTTCTTTATTCATAGAGCATTAATTGGCATTACAACTGCTCCCGGCCCAACTCTTGTTGGAGGATTATCTTTAAGTGCAACTACAGGAACAGCTACCAACACTGCTGTTTCATCTGGAACAGAAATTGTTGGAGCAGGTGTTACTTCATTTAACGAACAACTTAGTGCGACACAATCTGTTACTGAAATAGATG